TGTGGCATCGTCTAATTGGTCTGGTGTGGTTTCCACAGCTTCATAGAACCGCTCAACCTGTTGTTTTTGAAACCTTTGTGGGGTTGTCTCAATAACAGATTTGATTTTGTCTTCCAGTTCTAATAACTGTTCTGCCTTTGTGTCGTCTGTTTCACGACGAATCGCTAAAGCAACTTTTGTTTTAAGCGCTTTAAGCTCTGATTCGCTCATTTGCTCGAGCTTGGCTAGGTCTGGGTCAGTGTTGGAGTTTGATTGGGATTGTGATTCGAGCTTCGCAAGTCTTTGCTCAAGGAGCTTTTTCTCTCGTGTTAGCTCATTAATCCTTTTCTGAACACTGTCCTTAGCTTTGGGTTCTAGTTCTGAATCTTCGCCTTCTTCGGTAGTTGTGGGTTCCTCTTGGGTTTCCTCACTAACTTCTTCTGCTTCAGCTTCTTCAGATACTTCCTCATTTACTTCTTCCTGAAGCTGTTCTCCAAGAAGATGTTTTTTCATTTGGTCGTCAAGACCAGCAGATAAATCTAAAGACTTAACGATGTCCTTAGCGATTTCTGTTTCTCTTTTTACCAGTTCTTGTTGTTCGGCTTGTTTTTGTTCTTCTGTTGATTTGTTTTCTGTTACGGGCATTTAGGTATTCCTCTTCACGCCGATTGTTGTAGCCTGGCGAGTAGGCCCAGCGAACGGTTTCACAGTTTTATGTCGTGAGGGACATCTCAAGTTTTCGCCGTCTTTGGGGACGTGTTCGCTAATCTTGTGGGTGGTGATAAAAAGTAGAGTTTTCGGATTGCCTTGGTTCGGCAATTGTGTAACTGGGTTCAGGTTGTTTAGTGTCTAGTGGACGAACTAGGGCGTCTTTGTCATGAACAAATTGCTCAAGGTCATCCCACAGAGCATCTGCCATCTCTAAACGTCCTAACACTCGTTCTGATGAAAGTTTTCCGTCTTTATTCGACTGAATTTCTGCTGATATTCTTCCGGCTGTTAAAGCCTTAATGACTGCTCCAATTTCCCCTCTTAAAGCTCTCTCCACAACATCACCCACATAGACAATGCTTTCAGAGTCTTTCTGAGAACATCTAATCAGTCTTTCTTCGATGTCTAGTGCGTGGGTGTTTCGGATTTGCTTTTTTTGTCTCTTGGGTTTTTGGAGCTTTGCTTTAGCCATCAGCGTATTTTTTGCCTTGTATGATTGAGAGTTTTCTTTCTTTGTCTAATTCAAGCGAATCAGATATTTTTCTAATTCCCATTTGCTTTTGCAGTTCAGCCATTTCTTGTTGAGCTTGAGCTTGAATTTGCTGCTGCTGCATCTGTGCCATTTCTTCGGGTGTGTAGAGAAGAAGGCGCGACATCTTCATATCTAATTCATCAAGTGCAAGCTTACGGAGTTCTAATTGTTTAATGTGTGGGTCACCAGCAAATCTATCGAGAATTGATAGTGCTTTGTTTGCACGAAGAACGGGATTTGAATTATCAAGTCTTCCGTTAGGAACACGGTTAAACTTCCCTTGGATTTCTTTGCGAGAAATTCTCATAGGACGTTCATTCGTAATCATGATGTATTCTTCTTCATCACCAAATTGGTCATACAAAGCATCAATTTGGTAATACACATCAGCCATTTGCTGCTGGAAAACCAACAAATCCATCGATTGAAGCTGTCCAGAAGCGCTGGCTATTTCCGCGACTTCAGTAGCTGATTTTCTGCCGGACTGAGTGTTGCCTGGTGTGTTATTTGCTTGTGAAATTGCCGCTGTGAGATTTCCAATTCTGTCGTTGGACCATGCTTTTAAGTACTGCATGGAATTAAACCGGTTGGCTTGACCTAAGTTTTGATTTTGAACAACCTGATAATCAGCAGAGCCGTTTTCAGTTTCAACAACTTGTCCTGGTATGTAGCGGAGATTTCTTAAATTCTTTACTGAGTTTTTTCTAGCGACGACTGTGGGAGAGTTGCTGATAGTTCCTGCGTCAATGTCTTGATTAAAAAGAGTAGAAATACCAGTTTGAAAATCGTCATCAAGTGCAGGGATACCACGGGAAGACATGATTTCAGCATCGTTTAACTCTCTCCTAACAACTACGTATGGGAATTGACCATGGTCGTATGGATTTTCTATAAATCTTAAAACCGCACTGGGGTCAGAATCAGGATATGTGCTAATAACTTTTTCTTCTATCCCGTCACCATTAACGTCAAACCATGTGCAAACTTCGTGCATAAGGATAAGGTCTTCATTTCTCTTATCCATCGTTACACCATCACGAATGGCTTTTAAGTTGTCGCCTGTTGTTAATTGGTAGCTCTTTGTGCTCCAACCATCTATTTCGTCATCGCTAAACTTTTCGTATTTGCCGTTTTCCATGGCAATCTTTAAATCGTTCTTAGAAGCCCAGAAACGGTAATCAATGAAATATGCGTTTTGTATGTCGGTTGTTCCGATGGGGAACGTTACATCTTGACGTGGGTCACATGCCTTGAGAACTGGGTGATTAGCGGCTTTCTCGACAAACTCAAGTTCAAACTTTGTTTTGCCTTCACGAAATTCTTCAATTGCTTCTTGAATGGCATCTACGTTTTCCTGGAAGGTTAAATCTGGTTTAAGAGCTTCAGCTACAATCTGGAAAAGAATTTCATCTGTAACTTCCGGCATGAACATAGCATCGACCACTTCAGAGTCAATTTCGGCTAGGTCCAAATACTTGATGTATTTACGTGTCTCGAATTTCCAATAAATTTTAAAAAGTGTGTAGCCGCGCTGAAGCATGTAATCAACGCCGAGACAATATTCTTTGAATGGTTTGACTTGGGTTTTTACTCGCCAATCGAAAAGGATTTCTCTTTTCTTAGCAGGTTCTATATCTTCTGGCCCGTAGGGTTCAAATGAGACTATTGGAGTTACACTAAAAGCAAGGTTGATATAAGCAGGCTTAAGACGATTAATATCCGAATCAATTTGCGGTAGAACAAAGTTAGCTGCTCCTACCCACGGGAAAGTACGCTTTGCCCTTATTCCGTATCTTTTACGAGTGTACTCATCCTGTCGGTTTTCCCACTCAGCCCTGTCAGAACGCGATGCCTGTATGTCTTTATCTAACTGACTAACAAAATCTTTTATCTCTTGAGAAACCTTTAGCGCATTTACGTTATCGAGTGCGTCTGGGGCTTCTTGAGTTGCTTTAGCCATTTACTTTTCCGTTTCTTTACTTTGTACCGAAGGGCTTAACTTGGGTTTTGCTGGGGATGGAATATTTCTTATCTTCTCTATCGATTTTTTCTGTTCTTTGGGCGGATTGTTTTAAGGATTTAATATTGAAATCTGCGCCTTCGTCTTCACAATAAACTTTTGTCATTTCTGTCCATCTCCTTTGCATTCTGTGCAAATAAATTCGTCGTTAATGTATCTTTTGTAGGTGTCTTTCTTACAGGTCTTACAAAATTCAATCTTGGATACTGGGGCCATAACCTGAATAATCCTGAATGGGTGAAAGTTCTTCTGGTTGAACTAAGGTTCCGAAGTGGGATTTATCAACTATCTTTGAGTAGTACTCGGAAGCATCAAGTCTTGGGGACTGCTCAAGTGCGTAAAGCCCCATAACAAAAGCGTCAGCTCTATCAGGTGAGCGGTGTAAGCGTTTCTTAATGTCGTCTTTAGATTCGACTTGAACTTTGCCGTTAGTAGTAAACTTAAACTTGGGTGAAGCCAGTTGCCCTTTCAAAAGATGGTCGTTAGGGATAGATACTTCACCAGCCGAAAACTTCTCGGCAGCTTCCATCCACATCTGTGTCCTTAGATTGAAGTATTTCTTTTCTTTTGTTTCTCGGGTGGGTTTACTTGAAGAATTGAGAGCTAAAGTCTCTTCTCCAAGTTCATTTAACGCATCAACGATTCCTGCCCCAATTCCGATTTCGTCCACAGCAATTAAAGTCGCGTTGTATTTGTTTTTAAGGATTGCAAGACGACCCGCTGTGTCCATGGTGGACTTATTTTCTAGAAATATTTGTTCTTTGATGTAGGCACAGTTGGGGGTCTGTTCCATCACATAAATGACGTTTTCGTCATCACCAAATCTTGCTGGGTCGTTAACAATGATTCTTTTTAGAACAGCATCATAGGGCTGTTTATTAACAGCTTGTTCTACCCAAGACTGCTGGATAACAATGTCATGTCCAGATAGGTCATCCCAACTCCCGTGCAGATAGGCTTGAAGAAGTGCAGGTCTATGAGCGAAGGCTTCCGCAAGGTTATCCACATAACCGCTAGGTAGGTATGGATTGTCCGTGGGAAGAGCTGGAATAAATTTGAACCCAGGTTTTGGATTCAAAAGAAAGTCGTCTTTAAGCCAACATTGGGCAGGGTTAGCGGTAAGACGGACTAAGTAGGAGGGTTCTGACCCACCTGGAAGCTTATGGCGAAGTGTACCTCTTAACATCGCAAATGAATCTTTATCTATTTCCTCAGCCTGGTCTACCCCAATAGCCCCGTATTCGGCTGAGTTTAGGGATTGAATAAGTAATGGGTCATCTAATCCGCCGTAATCGATAACGGATTTAGTGACATCTATAAAAATCTTTTTCTTTTGTTCGTTTACGCGGAATAGCTCGTTAGGAATGGCTTTTTTCCATGTCTCAAGAGTCGTGTTGGTGAAGTCAACTGACCTACGACGGCAGAAGAAGAGCTTATTACCCTTGTACTTAAGAGCTTGGGAGAACATCCAGATGCATAGCCACCAGCTTTTTCCTCCCCCTTTTGCTCCACCGTAAAGAACATAAGGGTCTTCGGCGTGCTGGGCTAGTAATTGCCTGTCAGATAGCGCGAACTTTAGCTGCCTTACCGCCTTAGCGACTCGACCCGCTTTTAAACGCCCGTCTCTTGGAGGATTAAGTTCCGCATCTACTACGGGAGAATGCCCTTCTTTTGCGTTTATAGCCTCTTTAGCGAACGTTCGTTCGTTTTCCTGGTCAGGATATGTCTTATCTGTCAACTCTTTACCTTGGGCTTAAAAAGTAGGTTTATAAGGCTATTTGAGGTCTAGCTGAAGCGCAGTACTGGCAGTATTTGTAGTTTGTAGGTACGCTCATTAAAACATTCGAGCCGTAATTAATTGCGTAATCTCCAATATTCGGGTCGTATTGGATGTGGTCGCACCATTTTGGGATATTTGGAATCAGCTTAATATTTTGAACTGGCTTACCACATTTATTGTGATGATTTGATTCATTCACGTAGAACGTTTGACCTTCGTTGTCACAGTTACAGTAATTTTTGTTAAAAGCCATTTTTGGGTTTTTTTATAATATAGAAGTCAATTTTGGGGCGGATGATGTGGGGGAGGTATTAATATTAACCCCACCCCCCTCTATTGGGAAGGCCAGGGGGCTCCACCCGTTACCTCTTGCCAGCTTTCCTTCTCTCTTCAAACCTTGGCGCCTCTTCCTTCCATTCATTCAAAGCTTCTTCAATTCAAAACAATCAAACAAAAAACTAAGATTACAAAAAACTTAGATATTTCTAATGTCCTATAATACCAAGTAGGTTTGGTTGGCTCAGAGGGGAACTTTCAAAACTCAAATTATCGAGTACAAAACCACAACCTATTGTGGTCATTTCTCTATTTTTCCTCTGTTTTTTGCACATCAATTGATGCCTTTTTTTCGCTATCGCTTAACACGTTTTTAGCACTTACGAAGGTGATTTCTATGCTTTCAATGTGGGTTTGTGAGTTCTTTGTGCCTTCGTTAGGGATCGCGTCTTGGAGTTTATAGGCGAACTTTGTAGCATCGAGTCCAATTCCCTCATTTTCCGAGTTCGTGAACTTCTTAAGCTTTTGATTTAGCTCTGGAATCGACAATCCTGTCTCGTCCATAAGCTTAACCACTCTTTCCCTCACGCTAGGTTTTGCTAACAGCTCACTAGCACAAGCTCTAGCTGAATCACTCTTAGCATTAGGATATGTTTCAGAGTATGCGTGGGTTCCGTTGCCTTTATGCTTTATCATGTTCCTAGCGAACTCTTCGTGCTTTAGGTTCTTTAGGGGCTTTGATGTGGGTTTTTTAGGCATCGTGGTCTATCTGTGGGTTTTTAGATAACTTTTTATGTCTGTATAATTCTTTTAAATGGCTATCAAACAAAAATTCTTCAACAGGTCCAAACTCCCCGTCTAATCTGTATGCATCATCGGGGTTATCTATGTAATATTTATTCATGGTGGGACTTTCAGAAAATTGGTGGGATTTCTTACTTACAAGTAAATTATACCACTAATAGTATATTCTGTCAATCATAATACTACATATAGTATACAAAAATATTTTAATTATTTTTCATTTTGTGCTTGCATTATACGTGTACACGTGTATAATTTACTCATGACCGATAGCGATAGAGATTTAACGAAGTTAACATTAACAGTGGATAAAGAAGTGATTAAGCAGGCGAAAATAAAGTCAGTTAATCTTGGTATGTCGTTATCTAAAGTAATAGAACGCTTTTTAATTGATTGGATAAAGAAATGATTTTTTTTGACGAAAACAATACGTGTTCACGTGGGATTTTTTTTAACCAAAATGATACGTATACACGTAATGAGAACGCTATGAGAGAAGAACTATATCGCCAGTACTCTTACGGGATTATTGAGGACTGGTCAGAGTTAGTGGAGAAGTTGAAGCAACTTAACAAGGAGGGTAAGTAAATGGACATGTGGGCAACGGAAAGAAGCAAGGCAGTAATTTATGAATGTGGGTTAAAGGTGTTAATGACCGAATACGACACTCTAACAATTAAAAACCCATACCGTTTGATTGTTTGGAAACCAAAAGCAATTAAACCTTTCATTCATTATGTATTCCCATCTATAGAGGCTCGACAAAAATATTTAGATGAGGTGATTAAAAGGTTTGAATCTTCACAAGCTCAAAAGATGATTTGGAAGCTTGAGAGACAAGGTATTGGAGTGAATATCAGCCAAGCTGTGAAGGTTGGGGACATTTTTAACTGCTCTTGGGGTTATGACCAAACAAATCAAGACTACTATCAAGTCATAGCGATAAATAAAAGAACAGTAACGATTAGAGAAATAGCAAGCCAGCACATAGATAAATCTACAGGTAATAACATGGCCGCCTATGTTGTGCCTGTTAAAGATAGCTTTGTGGGTGAGCCAATGAAAAAGCTAATGCAGTTCTCAGACGGTAAACCATATTTAACTATAACCTCTTATAGCTCGGCTAGTTTATGGGATGGTAAACCAGATTATTGTTCTTGGTACGCATAACAACAACACAAAAAGGAGTATAGACAATGGATTATCTATTCAACTTTGAAATAAGCGGTAAGAAATACAGAGCAAGAGTGCCACTATCGCTTGAGCACTATGTATTAGAACGCTTTAACGGCTATGCATACGAAAAAGTACGTTGTTTTACTGACGCTGAAGAAAGACGTTTTCCAAAGGCGGCGGCTTATGTTTCTACTGCATATTTACACGGATTAAGAAAACAAACGGAGACACAAAACAATGACTAAACAAACATGGCACGAAGCAAGAATGGGTAATGACCATCAAGGTTTAATTATCGAAGAAGAAACCGGAAGGAATGTCGCAGTAACTTACAAAAAAGAAGATGCTCCTATCATAGTCAAAGCAGTTAATAGTCATGATGCGCTTGTGGAAGCGTTACATTCAATAATTATTAACTCTGACGATCAATCTAAGGTTATTAAGCTCGCTAAAGACGCCCTTAAACTAACAGGTGAAGCATGAGAATAATAGCGGGGGTAGCGAGTTTATTTCTCTTGTGGGTTGTCTGGGGTGGGTTACTTGGGACGTTTCTATTAATCGATTTAATGGGGGTGATTCGATGAAGTATTTAGTTATGTGGTGCGAAGACCATGAAGTTGTAGTTGAGACTGACACAAAGGAACTTGCTGAATGGATGGCAACTGTTAACAAAGCTCCAAATGAAACAAGAAAGAAAGCTCATTCATTTGATGTGAGGTGCTTAGATGATAACAAGTAGACCTAGATATCGCGTGTGCTTCCCTATCCAGTCATGGCAAACGGTTTATAACGATTTAAGATTTATCGGTTATACCCACGATAAAGCTTATAGGCTTGTTGTTTGTATTTTTAGGAGTTCCGAAAGTTCATCAGAGTAGCTATAGAGATACGAAATGCTTTCGCTAGTTTCTCAACTGTGTCTAGGCGTATTGATGGTGGGTTTTTTGACTCAATTCTTTGGTAATAGCGGGTATCTAGCTGTGCTCTCTCAGCTATTTCTTCCTGAGTTAATTTGTATCGCTTACGTAAACGTCTTAGTTGTTTTGCGAAAGCTTTATCAATTGGCATCCGAGCATTATGCGATACACGTTATTAAATATACACGGTTGTTTTGTACCACGGTGTGTTATTACCGTGCGTGGAATTAGGACAGTTGTTTACGGATTGGTGCAATTGTTTGAGCTGTGGGTTTCTGTAATAGTGTCAAAAAAAGGAGTTTAAATGATGCGTATTATGGAGGAAAGCTTGACGATTAAAGATATAGCTTATGAGGCTTTAGAGAATTTAAAGTCTGGTAGCGCAAGGCCATGGGTTAAAATAATGGTGAGGAATATATGTGGGGATTTTGACCAATGGAGACGTGATTTTTTCTACGACTCTTTGCAGTTGATTGCTTCAGGCGTTGCATTTGAAGATGTCCCACTCGAAGAAGGTATGTCAAAGATAAACGCTTGGTTAATCAGCGACCCAGTAAGAATTAAGTATATTAAGACTGCACTGGAAGCCGTGGGAGTCACAAGAAGTGAGCATGGGGTTGTTGTAGCAAAGGTAGCTTACTTTACTGAAAAGCAGGAAGTGTATAACGAGACTAAAGAGTATTTGGAAAAGATTCTTAAATCAAGGAGTGATGTATAATGTGGGTTTCTTGGAGGATTAAGTGAATATTCAAAGAACAAACAAAAAAAAGAAATCAATCCAAATAACAGCACTTGAATCAATTCATAATGTAGCAGATCAAATTTATAAGCAAGATAGTAAGCTGCATCGCTCTAGAAAAGGCCAAATGATAGCTTGGAAAAGAGCATTTCAAGTGGTTCAAGAGGTAATTCAAAATCCGTGGGGAGTTTTTGAAGAATCAATAGAGGGGTTAAACCACGCCATGCCACCAAGAAAGAAAAAGAAAGTACATCCAACACCTGAAGAAATAATGAATGATGCTTTAGCTGGGATTTATAAGGAACCTAAACAGGGTCAAATGAAACCTAGTGATAGGATTATGGAGATATGGCGGACAATGCCGATAACTAAGACAACTCCACCGCTCAATAATTTAATCCAGGCGATAGTTAATTATCTTGATGAGCAATATGAGAAGGAGTCCAACTAGACCATGAATGTGGGAAGAAAAAAGAAAAAGCCATCTATAAACCAACAAATAAAAGATATCTGGAATCAAGGTAAAGATATAAACTCTCTTTTAGGTAAACTAAAAGTCTGTGAGCATGATTTTTTAGAAATTAAGCCTGATTGCAAATGCCATAAAAAGTTTAGATGTAAGTGTGGGGATGTTGTAAGGCTAGGCGGTTTTACATGCGAAAAAAATAAAATTAAACCAAGGAAATTAATAAATAAAATTAACATATATGAAGCCAAGTTCCCACCGCCTCTACATAATTAAAGATAACAAAGGTCAGAAGGAAGTTGAGTGGCTTACTGCCTTATGTTATTGCGATAAACACACTGACCATGCAGCTACAATGCAGCACTGCGTTGAACATGATGTAGTGTATTACTTAGAGTGTGAGGACTGCATACAGGAAATGATTAAGGGTAAGAAGTTTGGTTTAGGTGGGAATGTTTGCGAGGAACACCCTGATAAGCCATGGGGACATGATGGATGTAGAGGAGCTGGAAGAAAAAAATAATTTATAGCACATTTGCTATATTTTCTGATTTGTCAATTTGTATCATATTTGATACATTTGGTTTTGTGGGTCATTCCAGCTCCTCTTTGCATTTATCACACTTAAGCACTTTGATTGATTCAAATCTTCTCTGCAACTCTTCCGATTGTTCTGTTGTCCATGGTGCATAGAGAGCTATTCTTCCGCAAAAACCTAACAGGCCAAGTGTAAGCTCAAACTGTGGGCCGTGTTTGTCATATTCAAATTCAAAGGTGATAACAGTAAAAGTGACCCAATTAAATCCGTTTGGTTTAAGAAGCTCTAACCAATTACACCAGAAGCTTATGTTTCCTGTTTTCCACTCCATCACTTCCTCCTCCTCTTGGTGTTTAGTGGGGTTATTTTGATTTCAAATGGAGTCTCTAATAAATCCCAACCTGATTTAATAAGCTGTTCATGTGAGAAGTAAAATGCAAAGTACCCAACCTCGCCAACAACTCCGTCCATTAAAGAGATAATCGGCTTTATTTTCTTAACCTTCTTCCTCACCTTCTTAGTGTGGGTACTCACGCTTCTCCTTTGAGTTTCTTATCAAGATTTTTCATCACATTGGTCATAAAATTATCAGTCTTGTCTTCCCAGCAATTAAGACACTTCTCATCGAAAGTATTTTTATGATAATTCTCATGAATGATTGTGTTAAATTCCTTTAATTCACTCATCCTATCTCTCCTCTCCCTCATTGTTCATAACATCATCCTTTGTGTGTTGATTAAACGTTTCTTGGCTATCTCGCAGTATTTTGGTTCAATCTCAATTCCGATAGCGGGCCTACTTAGCGCCTTACAAGCCATAAGAGTGGAACCCGAACCCATAAAAGGGTCTAGTACACCTCCAGCATGGGATTCAAGTATCGGATAGTAAACAGCCATTGGCTTTTCGTTTGGATGTACTAAATGCTCTGGGGCAACTTTCGCTTGTCTAATAACATCCACAGGCCGACGTAAGAATTTATGCTCTGGGCCAGGGTAATAGGCACATGCTTCCCACTGTCTACCAAATTCATGGTTCAAATCTCCCATTGAATGACATTTCTTATCCCAAGCAATAAATGATTTTGGCTTTGGGATTTCATACAAGTTGTCCCATCGACACCAAACAAACATTGCATTCTTAGGCTTTAAAGTTTCAAATATCCACATAGGAAACTCTTTGTCGCCATGAATCTTATCTTTCCATTGAGACTTGTCAGTCCGCCAGGCGGACTGGTAATCCATCCCATAAGGAGGGTCTGTAATAACCAAATCATAGGTTCCTAGTAACGGAACGATTACTTGACTATCCCCACAGTAAATCTTAATTTCAGGATTCTTTTCTTCGTAGTAGAGATAATCTTCTAACTTCTTCACCGATTAAACACCCTTCTAACCGTATAGCTTCTTACGATTGATATAGCCGTAAACCAAAGACCTATGAGGAAATTGTCCCTAATTGGTATGTGTATCCCGAATAGTGGAATATCAATACCTGACTTGTAACCGCAACAGCATATCCGATAGCAACATTCACACAAGACTCAACGAAACTCATCTTCCTAGACTGCATTACTCTCCCTCACACTTTGGGTTGGGTGGGGTCTTTCTACACATCATAACGACAAGAAATTTGACCTGTTCATCCTCGTAGTTAGAATCAAGCCAGTTTGTGTAGTGGTATATGACTGGTTGTTCAGGTTCAATTTTTTGCATAAAAACCATATCTTTAAATTCCATTGCTCCACCACGAAAACCAGCACCTTCTTCTATTTGGTTCATAGCATCTTTTAATAAACCAAAAGGGTATTTATCAGTCATCACTCACTCTTTTCCTTTGTGTGGGGTTCCACAGATGGGGCAGAACATAAAATACTCTGTATGGCTTTGACCAAGAGTTGAAAAAGAATCAACATGCCTGTAAAGCTTTAATCCATCGCCATGGTTCTTCATATGCTCACACCATTCCTTACTCATGATTTATCCTTTCACCCAACAAACTATTAGTGGGAGCAAAATGACTGTTAGAAGAAATACAAATTCAAAGATGGTGTGGGTTATTTTGGTCATTGGATTGTCGTTTACCTTTTTTAAAAACACTAATTTAGTAGTTAGTTAGTTGGCCAAATCGACTCGTCGTATTTAAAACAGATTTGGCAAATTCCATGATTAAATTTGTGGTTCTTGAATCTATTCCGACAAAGAAAAGCTTTTATCTTCCATTCCAATCGAAATAAAAACTCTTTCATCTGACGACAAACTCCCACTTAGCTTCTTCTTTGCATTTACCCATCCAGCTTGTCCATTCACATACTTCAGAGTCAGTGTGGGGTTCAAAGATTCCGGTGTGCTTCTTTTCCAGTTTTTCTTTATGTTTAGCGCATAGTGCATACCAGCGTTCGTTAGAGAAGGTCATTTGTATTCCTCAATTAATCTTTCTAGGTACCACTGAGCCTTTAGTAAATCTTCTTTACCGTTTTTTTCTTTGTACCGAGTGACGTACTTAATTACATTCCCTTGAGCAAAAGACATATTCTTTGACTTGATATAGTCGTAAGTCTCTATGCCGGATATGTAGTGGCGTGGGAGATTTACTGGGTCGTGGTTATTTTTTTCTTTTTTCATTTGCTATCCTTGTTCGGGCAATCCTTTTTGTGTTTCCCTCTTCCAACTACACACCATCTGCAAAGTGACATAGGTCTCTCCTTTTTTGTGGGTTTTCTTAGCCTTTTAAACGCTAGCTTTATTTCACTTATTAGTTTTTTTATTCTTTGATTCTTTTTCATCTAGCTCTTTTAGTTTCGATTTATATTTCATGTGGATTTCTTCTAAAGACTCAACTGTCCACTTTCCGGTTCTAGTTCTACTTTCAATCATGCGTTCTACAAATTCTCTTCCGTGTCTTGCTCTTAGTAGTAAGTAGTAGGCTGTCCAGTTCCCACCCAAGATGCAGTTACAGACGTAGCATTGTGGGTTTACCCCGTCTTCATCGAATAAGACTTCAGCGCTCCTACCTGGGATAAAGTGACCTGCTTGAAGTTTTTTCCAGTGGGATTTTGTCCCACATGTAACACATTCACTCATCCCGTCTTTATCAGCGCTTTTTCTTCTTATGTACTCCGAGAAGACTTTCCACGCTTTTTTCTTTAATTTTGCAACACTTGGGTGCTTTATTTTTTTCATGTTTCTTTACGTGTTTAATGTAGTCACAAGATTCTGTGAATCTTCGTTTACAGTGACATTTGTATTTGGCTGCTCTTGTGGGCATTCTTGGACCTCAGTTTGAGTGTTATCTATGAAATAAAGTTTTTCTTCAGCAAGTTCATACGAGACTTTTACATTGCAATTTCTTTGTGTTCTTTGGATGAGGCTTCTAAATTGCTCTTTATTTAAATTTAAATTTAGTTTTTCCATAATCTGTTGGTGGGAAAGTTTTGAGCCGTCTTTCAATAAATTAAATACTTGTTGGTAGTGTGGGACAAAGTTATTGGCTCTTTCCTCTCCGTGGCCGCTGGCTCTGGCTAGAATCAAACTTCTGTTTTCTAAAATGTCTAATTTTTTTAAATACTCCTCATGCTCTTCAGAACCAACCCTGGAGTAAATTATTTCCCTATCGTCGTCATACAAATATTTCATCATTTCATCAAAAACTTCATCATATTCTTGGGTGTTTCTTTCTCTAGCCTCACGATTTGAATCGTATGTCACGCTATCCCCCTTTGTTTGTGCCATCTGTTAATTACATCCACTGTTTCTGCTGGTATCACCTTGTCTGAAAACTTGAACGTTCCTGCGTTAAAACTAAGTGTTACGGCTGCACAAGGACCGTGACGCTGCTTTAAAATGTTTATTTCGTAATCTTCTTTGTTTGCGTCCTTGTTCTCACGGATAAGCCATTTACCTGCAATGACTGTGTCTGCTGCTTCTTCGATGTCCCCTGAACCCTTCATGAAATCCATCGCATTTTGTTGTTGGGAGCCTTGACGATTAATTTGAGAGCAAAGAACTACT